GATTGAAGATGTTGTTGGGCAAGCATCTAAACCTTGGGCAGAGTTACAGCAAGACTCAGTTGAAATTAACACAGGAACACTCACAGAACCAATCACTGATTGGGATTCAATTCTTTTATCTTTCGGGCTTGACCCAGAACATTTTTCAATCCTTGATGACAAGGTTCGGATGTCGAAGTGGCAGAGTTCAAAAAGACTAGAAAATGGTGATAGAGATGTCATTTTCTTGTATTCCTATCGTGCAACATTTATTCGTAAAAAAGTTCCAACAATTACAGATAAAGACATTGATGAGGTTCGTAAATCAATCAGGAAATTCAAACCTGTTGTAACAAAGTCAACAGAAATCCCTTCAACTTTTGTTGTGTTGTGGTCTGATTGGCAATTGTATAAATCTGGTTCAGGTGGAATTGATGGAACAATCCAACGAGTAAAAGATTCATTTCAAAAAACATATAATCGTATTCTTGAGTTGAAAAAGATGGGTCGAAACATTGAACAGATTTGTTATGTAAATCTCGGGGACCCAATCGAAAATTGTGATGGACACTACAGTTCTCAACTTTTCACCGTGCAAGGAACAATGAGGCAACAACTTTTAACAGCACTTGATTTGTGGACTTTAGGTGTCACAACAACAGCGCATCTTGCTGAAAAGAAAAAGTTTGTTTCAGTTTTAAGTAATCACGGAGAATGGACCAGACGAGGTGCAGGGAAAGCCGTAACATCGGATTCAGATTCTTCAGATGGTTTCTTGGCTGATGCTTTACAAAGAATTTTGAAAAATGAAGAAGTTATTGATGAATGGGTTATTCCTCATGATGAGATGAATGTACAAACTAATCTTTCAGGAGTTGAAGTTGCTTTTGCACATGGTCATAAAATTTCTGGTAAAGAAATGGAATGGTTGCGTGGACAATCTTTAAGACTTCTTAGAGATAATGGTGCAGAGCCAAGGCTTTGGTTCACTGGGCATCGTCATTCAGTAAAAATTGAAGACTTTGGAATGTTCACACGATTCCAAGCCCCGAGTTTAGATTCAGATGGGTTGACAACTTCTGGGGGGTCAAAATGGTATACCGACCAAACAGGCGTTTTTTCAAGTCCGGGAACGATGACTTTGTTAGTTGGTCATCATGATAAGAAGTTTTGGAGTGATTTAGCCGTTCTATGAGTCCAGAAGATATTGCAGACTTTGCTAAGAAACTTGTTTTTGATGACAGGAACGCTGATTATGGGCATCCCTTGGACAATTTGGATAGAGCATCGAAGATATGGTCAGTAATCCTTAAAACTCCTGTCACAGCCGAGCAGGTGGCTTTGTGCATGGTGGGGATGAAGATGGCTCGTGAGGTTGGGAATCCTAAGTTGGATAACACAGTTGATGGGATTGGTTATTGGTTGACTTTGGCTGAGATTCGTCAGGAAAGAGTGCGTAGAAACTTGCATACTAAACCCTAGTTTGGTATACTTGTTATATCGGGAAAGGGAGAATCCAGATGGCACAAGTTGCTTGCAAAAGATGTGGTCAAGAAGGTTTGTACTGGAGACAATCTGTAAAAGGCAAATGGTATTTATGTGAGCCAGATTATGTTTCAACAAAAAGTGCTTACAAACAAAAATTGATTCCATTTGGTCACAAATGTAAACAACAAGAAGTTGTTGAAGAAAGAAATGAAAGTTACTACTTTGACCATGCAGATGGAAGTTTCATCTAAATACCCTACGCATAAAAATTAAATTAGGGTTAATTTCACGATATTATCTAATTGCGTGTCCAAGTGACCCCTTACCAACCTGAAGCGTGACCCAGTGTCCAAGATGGTGGTGCAGGGTCGCATCATGTCTTCAGGAAGGTTCGAAAAGCAATGCCTACATTCCGTCATGGAAAAAGAACAGCAGTTTTTTTGAATGCAACAGATATGTCACCATATCTAAATGATGCCACCGTTACACGCGAAATAGAAGCAAACGATACAACAACTTTTGGTAGCACAAGTCGTTCCTATATTGTCGGAATGGATGATGGTGGACTTTCCTTATCAGGAATGTTCGATGGCACAGCAAATGCATCTGATGCGATTTTGTCTGGTCAAATCCTTCAAGCAGACAGTATTTTAACTATTTTGCCAGAAGGCACAGCCCAAGCATCGAGAGCGATTTTGGCTCAAGGTGATATGACAGCCTATGAAGTATCAATGCCAGTCGCAGATGTCGTAGCAATAAGTTCGGCATTTCAAGCAGACGGTGGAGTTCGACAAGGTTTCAACCTTGACACAACAACCAGAACAGCAAGTGGTACAGCGACCTCAGTTGATTTTGGAAGCACATTATCTAATGGAGCAATTTTTCATTTACATGTGACTTCAAATACTAACGGAAGCGCAACCACATTCAAAGTTCAGGATTCATCAAACAACTCATCTTTCAGTGATGTTGCGACCTTTACAACAGTCAATGGAAGTGCAACAACAAGCCAAAGAACAGTTGTCACAACATCTGTAAATCGTTACCTTAGAACAGTAGCAACAACAGGTGGAACAGCAGCATATTCTTACAACATATCAGCAGCAAGGAGATAATATAAATGCCAACATTTAGTCATGGTAAAAATGCGAGTTTCAAACTTGATAACGCAGCAGGTTCTTTAACAAACATTTCAGATACCGTAAACGATGTAACAGTATCAAGAGCAATCGAAACAGGTGAAACCACAAGTTTTGGTAACTCAAGCAAGACCTACATCGTAGGTTTAGCAGATGCAACAATTTCAGTAACAGGTTCATTCGATGCAACAGTAGATAGCATGCTGACCACATTGATTGATGCCCAAATCGGAGGAACAAACACAAGCGCATCTTTCGAGGCAGGACCACAAGGAACTGCTGTATCTAGTGTTAAATACACAGGTGAATGCCTTGTAACCTCTTACGAAGTAAACCCATCCGTAGGCGATGTAGTTACCTACTCTTTGGAATTACAAGTAACAGGCGCAGTAACAAGAACCACTTTCTAAAAAAACTAAATAAAGGAAAACAACCGTGGGTCAAAGTACCCCCAAACAAAATAGGAGAAACATCGTGTCCATTCGTGACCAGATTATGAAAGCGAAAGACATCAGTGGCGAACTGATGGAAATAAAAGAATGGGGCGTTAAGGTAGAAATCAGAACGATGACTGCCAGACAACGCGCCAGAGTGATGGAGAATGCGATTGACCCTGTAACAGGGAAGTCATCAATTTCTATCATCTATCCAGAAATAGCCATAGCATGTGTTTTTGACACAGAATCGGGCGAAGCAGTTTTCACCAACGATGACAAAGATGCACTCCTAGAAAAATCAGGTGCAGTTTTAGAAAAAATTGCATCCAAAGCAATGACTCTTTCAGGTTTAACTGAAGAAGCCAGTGCGAGTTTGGGAAAAGGTTCTTAACTCAACCAGAGCGAAGATTCGTATTTGAATTAGCGCAAAGATTAGGTCGCACGGTAGAAGAACTTCTTAACGGAAGTGAAGCCTACCGTGCGCTTTCTAGCGAAGAACTTCAAGAATGGATTGAGTTAGAGAAACTTAGAGTTTACGAAGAAAAACAGGCATCTAGGAGCAGATAAACTTGGCAGAGCAAATAATTACTTCAGCCAATATTGAGATTGGTGTTGTAGATAGAGCCTCTGCTCAGATACAAAATCTCAGTAAAAGTTTTGATGCTTTTGGAAAAAGTGTTTCAGGTTTAGAAAAAACTGCTATCGCAGTTGGTGCAGCCATTGGTGCTGTTGGTTACGCTGCTATTAAATTTGGTAAAGCCTCTTTCAACGAAGCAGCAAGAGTTCGTGAATTAGATGTGGCTATGCAAGCCATTGGTACTTCAACAAAAATTGGTTATTCAACAATCAATATGGCATCCAAATCCATTCGAAAAATGGGTATTGAGTTAGCAGCATCTCAACAGATTGCTATTGAGTTCGCTCAAAATAATCTTGATATGGCTAAAGCATCCAAAATTGCTCGTGTTGCTCAAGACCTTGCAGTTATTGGTCAAAAGAATTCAACTGAAACTACTTTGCTTTTAACTAGAGCAATCATTACTGGTCGTACAGAACTTTTGAAATCAGCAGGAGTTCAAAAATCTGCTGGTCAAATGTATGAAGAATATGCTGCAACACTTGGTAAAGCATCAACATCCTTATCAGCAGTTGAAAAACAAACAGCCGTTTTGAATGGTGTGCTTGAAGAAGGCACAAGAGTTGCTGGCACTTACGAGGCTGCAATGCAAGAACCCGGTAAAGTTTTGCGTTCTTTCCCTCGTTTAATTAACGATATTCAAGTTGCTATGGGTATGGCTTTGACCGATGGTTTTGGTCCAATGATTATGGCTGCTTACGATTTAGTTAAGGCTTTTTCTAAAGGAGTTGGGGAGGGTGGAAAACTTGAAGGCATAGTTGTTTTGTTAAAACATGCTGTTGAAATTTTTACTACACCTCTAACAAATCTTATTATCAATATGGAAAAGTTAGTTAAATCTTTTTCTTTCAACGCAACCGAGGCTATTGCATTTATTAAACCTATGAAAGAATTAGTACCTATAATTTTAGCAATTTCAACAGGTTTATCTACACTTGCTGGTAGCAGTTTATTGGCTGCTCTTGGTTTTAAGTCACTTGCCACAAAACTTAACCCTTGGATTGCAGGATTTACTGTTCTAATTGCGATGACTCCAAAACTTCAAGAATCTGTTGCAAGACTCATGGGTGCTTTGAAACCTCTTCTTCCGATTATTGTTGGAGTTGGTAAAGCAATATTAGAAGGTTTAGCAAACGCTTTAGACACTTTATTACCTGTCATCGAAAGTATGGTCACTTTTCTTGTCAATCTCTTAAAACCCTTACAGAACACATCAACTGATACAAAAGTTTTATCTGATAATCTAAAAATTCTCACTAAAGCAGTTGAATTGGGAACAATAGCGTTTATTGTTTACAAAGGTATAACTTTGGCTGCTGCTGGCGCTAGTGCGATTTATGCTGGTGCAGTGTGGCTTGGAGTCGCTGCACAAAATGCTTTTAATTTTGCTTTGAAATTAACAAAAGGCGCGTTAATTGCAACAGGTATTGGCGCTTTTGTTGTTTTAATTGGAACTTTAGCAGCAGCATTTTATACTGCTTGGACAACCTCACAAACTTTTAGAAATAAAGTTGTTGATGCGTTTAACAAAATACGACCTGTCCTTCAAGCCTTTGTTGATTTTTTCTTAAATCATATAAATTTATTTATTAAAGCATGGAATGCTTTACCATTCACTTCCAAAATTCAAGAATTAACTTACGAGGTTGGTGTTTGGAAAGCAGCCACACTCAGTGATACCAAAGAGGCTGCTGATGCTTGGCTTTATTATTCTGATGCAAACAAAGTTGCAGCACGACAACGAGCAAAAGATATGAGAGCCGAACGCGATGTAACTAAAGCAGCCATGGAAGAAAATAAAGAAGCCATGGAGTCAGCAAGGCAAAAAGCCAAAGAGTTGGCTGACCGAATTAAAGGTTTGCATCTGGCAGCAAAAGAAGCAGTTCAAGGGTTCAAAGATTTCAATTTTGAAATTCGAGATACTAGGTCTTTGGCTCAAAAAGTTAGTGATGCTTTTGTCAAAATGGATATGGACATGTATAACGCGAACATGTCTGCTGATGATTTGTTAAAAAATTTCCAAGAGTTCACAAAAACATTACAAAATGATTTTTCTGTTGCTTTGGATAATGCTCGCCAAAAACTTGATGATGCGAGACAAAAGTTTGATGAGTTCAAAAATGTTATTTCTGGTTCTATTAAGGGTGTTATCCGTTTTGAGAAAGCAGTTGAAGAGGGCGATTTCCTTGCTGGTTTAATTAAACAAGCCGAAGATGCTACAAAGTTTAGTGACCAAGTTAAAAAACTTATTGAAATGGGTCTTTCTGAGTCTGCTATAACAAAAGTGGTTGATGCAGGTTATGAGGCTGGCACAATTATTGCTGACCAGATAATTGCTGGTGGTCAAACTGTTGTTAATCAGGTTAATAAACTTGTCACAGATGTTGAGACAGTTGCCGATGCTGTTGGTTATTTTGGTGCTCAGAGATTTTATCAAGCAGGTATTGACCAAGCCAACGCTTTAGTTGATGGCATTCTTTCACAAATGAATCAACGCGAGTCCGAAATTGAGGGCATGATTGCAAGATTGACTAATCTTTTGGATACTAAGGCGAGAGCCGAAGCAGCACTTGCAACTGTTTCTTCTTCGGGTGGTGGTGTAAGCACTGGCGCAGTAGTTGATGCAGTAAAAGACACACCTCTAAAAAACAATCCTTTAGACAAGATTGTGAAAGGAACATCCTTAACCCAACGAGAAGTCAATAAAATTTTATTGCCTAATTCAGCAGCAATGCAATCGGCTGCTAGGTATCAAGCGATGGCTCAATCATCAGTTTTCAAACCTAAAATGATGGCTACTGGTGGTGTTGTTACCCGACCTACTTTGGCGATGATTGGGGAAAAAGGTCCAGAGGCAGTAATCCCATTAAATAAAGCAGGTGGAATGGGTGGTGCTGTTTACAACATTACTGTCAACGCTGGCATTGGAACAAATAGTCAAGAAGTTGGTAAACAAATCGTTGAGGCGATAAAAAAGTTTGAACGCTCATCTGGTCCAGTATTCGCTAAGGCTTAACCAAGATGTCGAAACCAACATTAAAGGTTGAGTTAGAAATTGATGAAACTGCTAACCTTCTTCCGTTTTTCACATTAGATGATGCAACTTCAGGTGTTTTAGATAACACTGAGTTCCCTCTGGGTGGTTTAACATTTTTTGATGTAACAGATTATGTTGCTGGGGCTTCTGTTTCTCGTGGTATTTCTCGTGAGTTGGATAGAACAACAGCAGGTGTTGCTTCTATTGCGTTAAATAATGACACAAGACTTTTTGACCCATTGAATCCTGCTAGTCCTTTTTCTGAACAACTTCTTCCCCATCGCCAGATTCGTGTGACAGCGAATGGTTCTGCTGTTTATGTGGGTCTTGTTGATGACTGGAATCTTCAGTACGATTTGGCTGGAAATAATCTTTCTATCGCTAATGGTGTTGACAAATTTACTTTACTATCCCAACAATTTATTGATAATTTGGCTGTACCAGTTGAATTACCCGGTCCTCGTATGGACAGAATTTTGAATCTTCCCGAGGTTGCTTGGGATGCCACTGAGAGAAGTATTGATGCTGGGCATGTGCCTTTATTGGCTGGAACTGTTGTTACTGGAACAAACGCTTTGGAGTATTTGCAAAATATTGCTTACACCGAGGATGGTAACTTTTTTATTGGTTCTAATGGTTACGCTGTTTTACAGGATGGTTTAACAGGTCCATCAACCTTAAATCTTGTTACCTTTTCTTCTGAGGGTGATGGTGTTCCTTTCACGGAGATTGAAATTGTGTATGGTTCAGAACTTTTGTATAACAGAGTTGAAATAACAAATATTGAAGATTTTATTGTCACTGGGGATTCTGTTGCTTCTCAAACAAAGTATGGGGTTGTTACTTTAAGTAGAGATAACTTTTTAGCAGATGTCACCGAGGCAGCAATTTCTGTTGTCACCTTATTGAATAGGTATGATGAGCCTGAGTATCGTTTTGAAAGAATCCTTGTTGACATAACCGATTTACCTGCCCTGCAACAAGCACAACTTTTGGGTTCTGAGTTGACGAATGTGGCTCGAATCAAATTTCAACCTAACAACATTGGTGCTGTTATTGATAGGTATGCCCAAATTATTGGTATTAAGCATTCTGTTGATTCTAAGAGGCATAAGATGGAGTTCAGATTCCGTACCCTCGATTATGCACCATTCGTATTAGATGACCCAATTTTCGGAACGCTAGGTGGTTCGGATGAAACTTATGATGACATAACAGTGTTCTACGATGATGCTAATATAGATTACGATGGAATTGTTACAAGTGGAAATAGGTTGGGCTAATGGCTGTTAACTTCCCCTTATCTTTGGATTCTTTATCCAACCCTTCTTCTGGTAATAAGTTAGATAATCCTTCCCATTCAACCCAGCATGGTGATGCTAACGATATTCTTGAGGCTTTAGAAACAAAACTGGGTATTGGTGCTTCCTCAGCAGGTTCGGCAACAGCAGGTTTTCCTCTTGTTCATTCATCGGGTGGTACAACAGCATGGGCGCAAGTTGGTTACGAGGGTATCACTTCTGGTACAGCGACTTCTGGTCAAGTTTTAACAGCAGGTACGGCAACTGGAAGTTCAATTTGGAGCACACCAACTACAACAGGTTTAATTTTAATTAGTACAACAAGTTTTTCGGGTGTCGCTTCACAACCAATAAATGATGTTTTTAGCGCAACTTACGATAATTATAGAATTTTAATAAATGCAACAACACTCACTGGAACACTTACAATGCGTTTTAGAGTTGCAGGTGCAGATAATTCAACAAGTAATTACAAAATGGACTTATACGGCACAACTTTATGGACAAACTCAGCCTATGGTGGTTATCAAGAATCTGGTTCAACAAATTTTAATGTTTTAGCAGAAACAAGTCCTTCTTCTATTTCTTTGGACATATTAAATCCGTTTGCTACTCAAAAAACATTTTTGCACGGACAGACAAGCCAAAACGATAGAGGTCGCTCTTATCAAGGCATATTTGATGCAACAACTTCTTTTACAGGTTTTAGTTTAATCCCATCAACTAACATAACTGGAAATGTGAGCGTGTATGGTTATGCCAAATAATTCAGAACAAATCTTCATCGGTGATGAGAATGGTAACTCAATCGAATTAACTGGCGCTGATAAAGATGCTTTTCTTGCTCAAAGGGAAGCCGATTTAGCACAATTTGAAATGCAAAAAACTATTCAAATCCAACGCGAAACCAAACTAGCATCAGCCATCACCAAACTAAAAGCACTTGGATTAACAGAAGAAGAAGCAAAAATCATTATTGGGCTAGAATAGGGTTTTTTGCCCCTATAATGAGAAGCACT